GTAAGATAAAACTAAAAGTTAGGAGTGTTATTGGAGCCAGTAGTTGCACCAGCAAATGACCACCACGTCTGTAGTGTATTGGTTCCCAGAATTCCAGTGCCACTAAAGTTTAAAGTCTTATTACCGCTTAACGCTGCAGTAAGACTAGCATAAAATGTGACTCTAAAGTTCGCACCAACATGGGCATAAATTGTAACTCCATCACTAAATGTAAGTGTTGCACTAGATGATGGAGTATTAGGTGTAATAAAAGTGGTAGTGTAAAACGCACTATTAGATCCCAAACTACTGTTTGTCAAATCTATGATACATTTATACACATCACCAGGGTTATTGCCAGAAGGCAATGCCGTTGGTGTACCATCCAATTTATTTCCATTGAAAGTCGCCCATACTGGTGCGTCACTAGTGGCTGGCCCATCAACACGTAACGCCACGTTGTTCCACAATATTTTAGTTTGTGGTAATGTGAGCAACCGGGGTATTAAACTATGATCCTGGAAGTCGATTATGTAATCAAACATCACATAGCCAGGGCTATCAGATGTTGTACTTTTAGTGAGCAAGAACAATTCCCCGGCAGAATATTTGCCTAGGTCATCGTCTATTCCATAATCAGTAGACTTCCAGTCACTGGTGACATTGAATGTTGCCGAATGATTTTGCCACTGCGGTCCAAGCACTGTGTTAGGATCAGATATTACAAAAGGTAATAGGTTACTACTGGTCTGGTTTAGGAACACAGACTCCCGATTCTTACTATAGTAAAACATTACATCTCCATCAGAAGATGTAGGTGAACTAGTAAGATAATGAGCGGTTATTGATCGAAACCTAAACTTATTGTACATCTGCATATATTGCCTCAAAGTTGAGTCCACAAATGCTGCTGGTGTAAGTGGAGCGCCTCCTGCTAGCGTCCATGTCTCAACAGTGCCAGTGCCCATAGGCGTAAACATAAAGTCTCTGCCATGTATGGTACAGCCATCTCTGGCCTGGGTTACCCTTGACAATACACCGCGAACGGTGTTTCCGATATTAACGGGGGCAAGTGCTATTGATGAGGGCGCTGCAAATCTTCGTGAAGATCGACGGGGCGTTGATCGGACCGGTGCTTGAGACCTATTCGATCCATTGCGTCTACTTGGTGTTGGTCTAGCCATTGGTAGTTCTGGTCTTGTACGTGTGGGTTTGCTATCCGAAACGGTAGGTGTAGGCTGATTTCTCGCTCTTGCGTATTTTGCAAGTTCGCTTTCCTGATATTCAGCTAGTCTCTGCGCTCGTGCAGAAGTTTCCTGTCGATCTAAATCGAGTTGCTGTTGTATAGTCAGGGGTTTTGACAAAGAAGATTTCTTTGTATCGTTCTTGCCTATTGCCGCTTGATGAGTAAGTGCTGCTGCTGTTGCTCCTAATGCTCCTGCTACTGCTAATGGTGCTAGAAAAGCCAGTTTGTATATTAGTTAGTCCTATCCGAAGGTCAGTGACTAAGTCTAATTTAAGGTATTGGTTAGTAAATGATGTGAGAGCGTTGCGCTAAATTCAAATGAATTTACGTCTATCACACCAGACCCTAAGTCAAGGCACAAGGAATTGTAGTAATCCTCGATGAGTATTTGAGTTTCCGGCGCTATTCCGAAAGCGCGGTAGTAAGATAATCGAGTTGTATCGGATATGTTCTTTCTCCGATATGTTAATCCATTCATTCTTTCAAAGTTACCAAATTCCACCTGACGGAACATAAAGTCAGGATTAATTTCTACATCTTTG